CGGGTCACCGAACCCGCCCGTCGAATAGGCGACGGCGTAGTACGTCATCAGCGCGGAGGGGCCGGGGTCGTTCAACGCCGGGATGACCGGGGATGACCCGGCTGTGGAAACATTCTTGACCCCGCCCACCGAGCCAATCGGATTGACTTGGTTGACGTTGGTGAATACCACCGCCGACATGCCGTTCGCCCCGGTCCACGCCCCGGATTTGTGGTTGGTTCTCGTAGCGAGGAACCATCCGACGTGGATGGGCACACCGTCGTCGCTGGTGTTCTTGTACAGGGTGTTCCAGGCCGGGACCGTGGTATCAGCGGCAGGGATTGTTGGTGCGGCGGCTGTCAACGTGTTGTGGTTCTGGGCGAACACGACGATCAGGTCGCCCAGGCTGTGGGCGGGCAGAGCAACGGTGTTGCCGGTCGCTGTGGTCACCGTGCCCTTGACCTCGGGGATCGGAGAGGATGCGCTCCCGGTCGGCCAGACCTGGATGCTTCCGACCATGACTTTGGTGGCCGGACTGGAACCGACCATGATCTTGGATGGGACGATTCCACCGATGATGTGGTTGCGGCTGTCTGGTGATGTCATGCCCGACCCCTAGACGATGTAGTAGATCGTTTTGGCGTCAGGGGTGATGGCGTCGTACGCGGCCTGAGACCCCAGCCACAGCTTGACGTCTGGCACCGAACCACCTACGGGGTTGGCTACCGCGGCAGCCGCCACCGTCGAGTCCACGTACGCCTTGTTCGTCAGGTGCCCGGCGACAGTGGGCGCGGCGGTCGCGTCGATGGTGGTCGATGCTTGAATGCCGTTAGTGCCCCTACCCAGAGTCGGGCCGCCGGAGCCGAACTGCAGAGCGGTGGCCGAGTTTACCGTCTGGATGGGGACGGTCGCCTGCATGGTCGATGCGGCAAAAGTCATGATGTTTGTCGACCCGTTGCGGAATGCGACGCCGCCGGAGCCGCCGAGCAGGTTGTACGTTGTGCCCTTGATCGCCAGACCATTGCTACCGGCGGGCAGAGTGATCGTCCCGGTCATCTCCCCGCCGGTAAGCGGAAGGAAACCGGTGACTGCGGTCGGGGCGGGGGTGTAGATCAGCCCGTCGCTGCCGAGTTTGGTCGCGTTGCCCGCGTCAACCGAGACAGCGGTTGGACCGGGGGCCCCGTCTACGCCGTCGGCGCCTGCTGGACCGGGCACAGTGCTATCAGCGCCGTCGGCGCCGTCGCGGCCGGGCAAACCCTGCTCGCCGGGTACGCCCTGAGGCCCCTGAACCGGGCCCGCGTCGATCCATCCGGCGGCGTCAGCGTCCCAGACGAAACCGTGTGCGGGTGCGGGCTCGGCGACGACGTACAAGTCACCCTGAACGGCGGTCGCGGGGAGTTCGGCCTCGGTCTGGACGCCACCGCGGAAAGTGATGCCTAAGCCGGGCTGGCCCTGGATGCCGGGAACGCCCTGAGGCCCCTGAATGCCCTGTGGGATAACAAAATCCAGCACGGCGGCGTTCTGGTCACCTGAGTTCGAGACAGCGGCAGGATCGGTCGGGGCGCCGGTGACAGTGGTGCCCACCGTGACAGTGGCGGCGGCACCTGGGGCGCCGTCAGCGCCGTCAACGCCGTCAGCGCCGGGGGCTCCGTCGACGCCGTCCTTGCCGGGGGCTCCGTCGACTCCGTCCTTGCCGGGGGCGCCGTCAGCGCCGGGGGGCCCCGCGGGCCCTTCGGGTCCGGTTGGGCCTGCGGGCCCAACGGTTCCGGTGCCTCCGCCGCCTCCATCGACCCGGTTGTCGAGGATCGGGTACAGCACCGGAGGCTCTTCGTCGGGCTCCTCGACCTCCACAACGGGGGTTGGTGCCGGAACCTCTTTCAGTTCCCACGGGATGACCGGTTCGGCGTAGTCGGCACGGTCCCAGGACAGGTCCGGCGCGGGCTTCTCCGGTGCGGGCACCGGCTCCGGAGGCTGCCAGGGGTAGGTCGGCGCGGCGTACTGCGGCGCGACCCAGCCCGACTCAGCAGCAGGGGCAGAAGCCTTGACAGAAGGGGCCGGTGCAGGTGCCGCCGACGGGGCAGTTTCGGGGGCTGCCTTGGGAGCGGCCTTGGGGGCTGCCTTGGTAGGTGCGGCCTTTTTGGCTGCGGGGCTGGGGCTTGTCTTCTTGGCCACCATCGAGGTCCTCCGGTACGCGGGTGTTGATCGTGTATGCCCTCTGAGCGGGGCGCATTCGGTAGGGACGCAGCCGAATTCGAATTGCTTTGGTGAGCCACGGACCGGTGGTGGTCTGGCTCTCGTTGCCGACGCGGATGGTCAGCGGTTCGCGTGAGGCGTTGTAGCCTCCCGCTTGATAGTCCGCTGTAGTGGCCTCCGGCTTCAGCAGCACGGCGACGACCATGGTCGCCACGGCGCGCGAAACCGCTTGGGGCACAGGATCGGGGTAGCCACCCAGATAGGCGGCGGCCAGATCGCTGGCTTCCTCGAGCAGCGTGGTGACGTCTTCCTCGGCCTCGAGAAATCTCCCGAGGGCGTTCTCAACGTCAGCTTGCGTTGCTAAGGCCATTACAGCGTCCTACTTACTTACTTGCTCGCCTTGGCGACGACCGGGTCCGGCACGACGGCAGCGGTGCCGGAGGTGTACTTGACGAACGCCTCCGGATCGTTCACCAGGCAGCCGTACTCGGCCTCAGCCAGGATCGCGACCAAGTTGTGCTCGAACAGGCTGACCGGCTGACCACCGATGGTCACGCTGGCCTCGGTCGAGACCTTCCAGGAGATGCCACCGATGACACCCCAGACGACCTGCGACCAGTCGCCGCCGTAACCGACGACGTCGCCTTCCTTGATCTGGTCACCCAGGTAGGCCGGGCGGCCGATCAGACGACCGGGGGTGATCACCGACGCGGTGTCCACCGGCGGGGTGTCGATGAACAGCGGGCGGCCGATGGTGTCGACGTTGCCCAGGAAGGTCGGCTCGACCACCTTGTCGAAGGCAAAGCCGTTGAGCGCCTTGCCATCCTTGACGAGGGCGTCCAGGCCGTTGACGACGTCCTTGTAGACGCCCCCCTCGGCGGCCGGGGCGGTGCCCAGAGCGACCGACTTGCTGGTCTGGTCGATGAACGCGCCGAACGGGGAGTTGGTGCCGTGGTAGACGGCGACGTCGAACGCGACGGCGAACGCCTCGGCGATGTCGCCCTTCAGCAGCTCCATGTAGCCGCCCGGATTGGCGCGGACGACCTCAGCGGAGACCACGGAGATGGCCGCGATCTTGTGCGGCTTGATGCTCTTCAGAGCGATGCCGCGCTCGGTGGTCGGCTTGTGACCGGCCTCCGACACCCACGAGGCGGTGGCCTTGGAGGTGGTGTACGGGATTTCCTGTCCGTTGATTCCGAGAGGAATCTGACGGGCGAGCTGCTGGACCGAGGAGCGCTTGCGGGCCTCCTCGAAGTACGGCTGCGCCATCTCGGGACGCAAGAAGCCGTCGAACTGACCGGTAAGGGTCGGGTTTTCCTGAGCCATTTACTGGCCCCTTTCTTGAGTATCGAACTTGATTACGGGGTGATTCCGAGCTTGCGTTTCAGCGCGTTTTCGAGATCGTCGCTGTTCAACGCGGGAACACTCGACTTGCGGCCTTCCACGGGGACCCGCAGGCCATCGTTGGCGGTTGCTTTGGTGCGATCCGCCAGACGCTCGGCCTGCTTGGTGAGGGTCTCTTCGTCGGTGCCGGTGAGGAACAACGCGACGTCCTCGTCGGCGATGCCGAACTTCGTTGCGACCTTGTAGCGCAGCAGCTCCGCCCTCGCGGCGTCACGTTCTGCTGCGGCGGTGTCGCGTTCGAGAGCGGTCCGCTCAGCGTCGCTGAGCTTCGCGGCCTCGATGTCGGCGAGCTGTGCCTGCAGAGCTTTCAGTTGCTTCTCGGCAGCGCTGGCCCGTCGGCGTTCGGCGTCGAGAGCCTTCTTGCCACCATCGCCGAGCTGTTCGGAATCGCTCTCCACAGCGGGTGCGGTATCGGGGGCGTCGGTCTCGACTGACGTGGTTTCTTGGTCGGCCATTAGGAGTCCTCCATCGCGGGGGATGCGTTCTCGTGTCGCACGAGAACGCCTAGCTGCGATCTGCAGCGAGCTGTCAGGCAACGCCTTCGTTGAGTTCACGCCAGGCGGCCAGAATCTTGTATGGGTCACCGCTCTTCGCCTTCTTACGGGCGTCGCGGTACTCGGCATCGAACTGCAGCGCCATTTCGGCGTATGACGGCTCGATCTCCCGGAGATACGGGATGGGGTTGCGGGTCTCGGGGAACGCCACGGCGACACAGCGACAGTGGTCGTGGTACAGACCGCCGAGTTTGCCTTTGCCGCGGGGCTCGCCGTTGCTCTTACGTCCCACCACGGTGAGGGCCGACTTAGCGGACTCGTAACTGTCACTGAAATCGTCGGAGGCGGCCCGGCTAGCGAGCATTCTGCAGAATGCGCAGGCGTCAAACTGGGCAACCCGAACCCACCGCATTCCGGACGCCTCCGCGTTGATGGCGGTGGTCTCCCGGTCGGCGCCGTACACGGCTCGCTGGGCCGTCCCGGACATACGCCCGATGGCGTCGGTGCCGTTAGCGCCCAGAGCCCATTCGGCGGACTTTGTGAGTTGCTCGATGGGTAGCGGCTCCGCCAGGAGAGTCGGCCCAGTCGGCGCGGTCTGAACTGCGTCCAGCAGCTTGACCGTGGCGCTTACCTTTGTCTTCGGAGGCGCCGCGGGGATATCAGTTGGAACTGATACAGCAGCCTCACCGGCGGCCTCTTTGAGTATCTGGGTGGCCTCGCGGATCACGCTCTCGCGCTGTGCGTTCGCCACTTTCGCGGCGGTGCTCACCTCGCGGGGATGATCCAGTTCGAACAGCGTCGCCGACGTCATGGCGGCGAGCTGATGGTAGGGGTCGATGACGTACGGGAACGCCGCGATGACGAACGCCGCGAAATCCACCTCGTTCTGCTGCTCGGCCGCGTACCAGAGGTTGTTGATGTCGGTGGCGGCCATGCCACTGATGGTGTCGAGGATGTAGCGTCGCTCAGCGACCGTTACGGGCATCGGTCACCTGCTGATTGTCTTGTTCAGGGGCTGCGGATTGTCCGGCAGAGGGGCGCTGTGCCTGCATGGCGGTGGCCCGCATGCTGTCGAGCAACTGGGTCACCGACGCCTTGCGCTTGTCCTCACGCAGCCGGTCGATGTCGGTGCGGGAGAAGCCAAACTTCTCCAGCGTCACCTCGGACTCGGCGATCCACGGCAACGTGGCGACGGTCTTTGCCATCGCGTCGGCGGAGGAGGCGCGAGACGGGGTGGACGGGTCGCGCCAGACCACCTGGAGCTTCTTCAGCTCGTCGGTCTCTTCCGACAGGCCGTCGCGCAGCATCACGGCGTTACGCATGGCACCGACCCAGCCTCGGCCGAAGACGCGGTTGGCGTGCTCGCACTCGACGATCAGGTCTTCCTTGGCCGCGTAGATAGCCTCGGCGCTGGAGGGGTTGTCCTGCACGACGCCGAGAGAGGACACCGGGATGTTGGTCTCACCGGCGAACAGCGTTGCCCATTGGCGTAATTGGTCGCTGTGCGGCTGCATTGACGCCTGCGGGAATTGGCCCAGTTCCGGCTTGTAGGCCGGGTCGAGCTCGTCGTCGAGCAGCGGCGGCTCCAACGCGATCATGCGGCCCAGGACGGCAGACCAGCCGCCATCCTCGAAGGCCGCCGCAGGGACATTCAGGGCCCAGCGTTGCGGCGCCGTGTAGAACTCGGCGCCGATTTCCGAACGCACCACGGTGCGAAGGGCGGAGTCAGTGATGCTCATGACCGAGCGGGTGATCCGGCTCCGACCGAACGGGAGGTTCAGCCGTGGGTTGAACGGCAGCAGCTCGACGGGTACATGCCCGAGGCTGTGCCTGCGCTCATCCACACGCCATTTACCGCCGTCGACGTCGCGGCTCATGATCAGCACGCGGTCGGGTAGGTACATCACCATCGTCAGCGGGGTGAGGCCCTCGCTGCGTTCGATGATGGACAGGGCCGCGGACAGTTCCCGGCGCCGGGAGTCCCAGAGGCCGGTGGCGTCAAAGGCGCTCTTGGCCATCATGATTACCGGCGGCTCGCCGGACTGCTCGTCGCCCAGGATGGTGCAGACGAAGCTGCAGGAGTGAATCATGGCGCTGTCGTGCGCCATCGACGACTCGATCTCCATGCGGTTGTCGAGCCACACCTCGTCGATACCCATATTGGCGACGTCGGTGCCGGGGATGACGAAGCCCTCGAGATTGCACCGGCGAGAGAGGCTGTCAACGGCCTTGGCGGGCCATCCGAGCACGGCTTCGAAGTTTCTGAACTTGGGCGGGACCGATACGCCGAGATCGCGGAGAACGTACTTGGCGCTGTAATACTGCTCCTTGAGCAGATTGCGCGGTGTCTTGTAGTCCAGTTGGTTCAGTAGCTCTGTCAACGTCGCCTGATCGGCTTCGGACAGGCCGGGGATGTAGAGAAGACTCAACTCAGCACCCGTACCTTTCTCGTGCTCTTCGCGGCGGCGGGACGGGACTCGGCCGTGGCTCCGAAGAGGGCCAAAGTCGCTGCGACGATCGGATATATCTGGGATGTGGGGTCACTGCGGTCGAGTGCCCAGCCGCCCGCGTCCCGGATGGGGCGGCGGCGTGCCGACAGGATGGCGTCGGTGAGTTTCTTCTGTGCGGCGTGAGTCAGGGTGTCGGTGGCGATGCGGTTCTCCAGCAGCCCGCACGCCTGGCCCATCGTCGTGGCCGAGGTGACGACCACCTTGCACCGGCGCGACTTCAATTCCTGCACAAGGGATGCCGCCGGGGATGCCGCGTCGAGCACCACGGGGATACGGCGACCGGCACGGGCGGTCAGCCATTCGACGGCCAACGCGGGGTCGCTACCGTCCCAGACGGTCTCGATATGGGCGTTGTCGCCCTCCACCCAGCAGGCCGCGATGCTGATGTCGCGACCGTGGCTCATATCCACCCCGAGAGAAGAGGGGCGCGCACTGTCGGTGGGGCCGACGTCGGACATCGCCTTCCACTGCTGTGGCGTGGTGAG